GCCTCAGGCAACCCAGCGAATCTTCCCTTCTGTTACGCTGTGCAATATCGCGTTTTTGGCGCCAAAAAAACGCGATTTGCGCAGCCTTAACGCGATTCGTTCAGAGCTTAAGCGAATAGAAAAAAAGAGAAAAATAGTTCTTGACCGTTTCAGGCCGACTCCCTATAGTAGCGCCCCGTTGACCCAGCGCGGTCAGCAACAATTTGCGGTGAGGTGTCCGAGTGGCTGAAGGAGCACGCCTGGAAAGTGTGTATACGGCAACGTATCGGGGGTTCGAATCCCCCTCTCACCGCCACATATAGTAGTACGTTACAGGGACAAAGTCCCGTGTAGACTGGCTTCCGAGACTACACAGAGACAACGGCACTACAAAAAAAGCACAAAATAATGCACGTGAAATGCACGCGCACTTTGGGCTCAAAGAAAAAGCCTCTGATTAACGTCAGAGGCTTTTCTGTTTGTGTCTATATGTAACAAAAAAATCAGCCTGCTGGTTTGTCCGGCCAGGTAATGTTTGGTGCCTTGGATGTGTCTACCTCATTCACGGCGTCCAGATAATCCAGCCACTTGTTATAGGCCGTCAGGTCATCCCCTTTCAGACGTCCCAGCGCCGCCTTGCCCGGCCACTGACGTGTGTTCATGAAGTCATTGGCCTGAGAGATTTTTACCAGTTGGTCATTTGCAGCCTGGGCCAGGATTTCTTCCTGCGTGGGCGCAGGCTTATCAACCCAGCAGGGCATCCCCTCACCCGTTGAACCCAAGATTTTTCCCTCGGGCGGCGCTGAAATAAATTCATGCCAGGCATCATCCGTCACCTCTATCGCGTCCTGTGGCCAGCCCACACCCTTCTCATAGTCCGGCTTCATGTCTTCCGGGCAGAATGCCATGCGACTGGCGCTAAAAAACATATTCCCCATATCAGTATCCTATTGCCAGAAAGTGAAAAGTGATTGCGCCTGAACCAGCTGATGCTGCACTCACAGAGTTACCGCTGATCTGGATCCCCTGCGGCTTATACGTGAACTGGCTGGTATTTGACGAACTCACGTCAGCGCCGCTGATGCCTATGCCGTTCGCGTCGTTGGCAACGTTGTGCGTCAGCACCACATGCAACGCGGCGTTTGGAAACTGTATCGGGTAAGCTTTTGTACTCAGCGTGCCGATAGTGGCCGGTGCGCTGCCCCACTGAATAATCAGTCCGGACGGAAGTTTCTGGTATCCGTTAACGCCGAAGTTGCTGTCAAAGAAGGACATATCCGGCAACTGTCCACTGCCGTTGCCGGCGTTTTTGTTCGCCGCCGTGCCGATGCCCAGATAGCTGAACAATTCAGAAGTATTCTTTTTACCTACGATGTCACGTGCAAAGGCAGTAAATGCAGTCAGAGCAGCTTTGTTCGGTCCAAAAAAATAAGTCAGCGTGTCAGTGTCGGACTGTAAACCGGATAAGGCGATTAGATTCTGGTTGAGCGGCTGATAAAGCTGCCCCAGTCCGAGATAGGCAATAACGTCGCCAGTACTGTTTTTCCCGACAATATCCCGCCCTGTCTGCGTAAAATCGGTCATTGCAGCAGCATTCTGGCCTATAAAGTAAGGGATTTTGTTCGCAGCCGACTGCAGGCCGGAGAGTGCATTCAGGTTAGCGTTTACCTGCTGATAAATTTTATCCAGACCAAGATTGGCAATCGCTTTAGCAGCCGTGCCGTCGCCAGCAATATCGCTAAACGGGTTACTCCGGCTTAATGTCATTTTCTGAATGGCGGCCAGCACTTGCCCGTTATTGCTCGCATCGAGTAGCAGACCGGCAGCCAGCACAACATTAACCAGCTCAGTTTGTACGGCGTTGAACCAGCCCGCCTGCATGCGTGTCGGCGCAACACCGCCGGCCACGTTACCGTCCGTCCAGAGCCCGTCGGGCGTGGCGGTCGGGGTTAAGTCACCAATTTTGAGCATGTTCAGTCCTTACCAGTAAGGTAATCATTAATATGAGTGGGTGCCTAACCGGCGTAGTTAAAAAGAAGGATCAGATGAGACGGCGCCAGTTTATTTAACTGGCACTCCAGCTGTTTATTTCCCCATGACCGTAGCGGATCGCCACAGTAGCTGATACCGGCCTGGGCATACTTTACAGTGGTCTGCGGAGCGTTAATGCGCCAGACAAACGGCCATTCATCACCGTTAAGTGGGTCACCGCATACCGACAGGCCACACATAGCCGGACGAAAGAGAGTGACGGTTATCGTGTAGCCGAGCGTGGCGGCCATCTGCACAAAATATCCGGGTGACAGGCCCCCCGTACTGGTGAGCCTCGACACGACAGCGGCCTGACGATCGCCTAAGCTGTTTATCTCACTGATAGCACAGTCGTCGGGCAGCCCCAGTGACGTTTCCCACTCCGGTAACATTACCGTTGCCGTCGCGGGAAAAGCGCCAGAAAGTAAAAGCTCACCCGTGCTGTCTGTTACCTCGTAGCGCCGACCGATCGCGCGCAGGGTTTTAAAATGCACGCTGCTGATATCGCGGGGCCAGGCCCTGCCGGGGGGAAGAAGCTGACTCAGTGCACCGGCATAGTCATCTGCGCTGTAATGGCTCATGTGTAAGTCACCTTGCCCCGGACGGGTAATTCCCCCGTGCCGAGAACGATATTGGCTGCGGGCTGGATCAGCGCGTAGCCCGTGGTCCCGTCCACGTCACCAATGGCCTTGTTAAGGTCTGACAGGTAGATTTTTCCGGTCCCGTCCGGGTTACCCCCTTCAAAAAATACACTGTCGATCGCGGCGGCAATCGAAGCCACCGTTGTGCTGGCTGCCTGACTTATTCCGTTAATCACGAAATCGACCTGCTTTTTCAGGGGTGAACAGACCCAAACAATGGCGGTATCGCTCTGCAGCGGAAAGATATGGTCAGCCACGCGGCCCTGATCGCCGCTGGCTTTAACGGCATAATAAGGTTCAAGCGACGACACACCGTCGCTACCCGTCGGAAAACCGCCGCTCGCGGTGGCGTTGTCGGTCATGATGTAAACCCCCACCGTGCCCGCCCCCATGATTCGCCGCTTAACCCAGGCTCGCGTGACACCTGATACAGCCAGTGCCCATGATTTGTAATCCGCGTCACTGCCCCCCTGAGGAGGATTCTGGTAAGCCAGCAGCACGCGCTGACGAAAATCCTCTTCATCTTCTATATCCGCGCCGCCGGTCGCGGCGCTGGCAAGCGTTCCGCTGCTGTGAAGTCCGGGCACGTTAACGTCCAGCGTGAGCACGGTACCGGCCGGCGCATTCCCTTTTGCCCCGCCGCCACTGACATCTGCAGTGGGGTCAGACAACAGCGCCGCGACCGGACCGCTGCCGCTGCCTGATGCATCGGTGGTAATGTCTGACGTGGTTCTGTACTGCACGCCGTCACTGCGGTTAAGGAGGCTGCCGGCGGACAATGTCGTTTTTGCAACACCCTGAATGGTAAAGGCCGGTGACGTGGCCGAGCTGGCCGCTTTACGGTAAACTTTTTTCATGGCACCCCAGCCAGCCAGATACTCATCGGTAGAGGTAAAGGGGTTAGTCTGCAGCGCAATGTAGTCAAGATACGCATTATGCAGGTGTGCCATCCCCGCATCGGCATCGGCGAGCACGGCAAGGTTGCTGTTTTTGAGGACAGTCCCTGTTCCCTTAAGCTCTGTTTCAAGGTAAAGCCGGTTCTGCTGACGCAACTCGGTCAGGGTCGGACGTTTAAACGGCATAGCGGATCTGCTCCCAGAGCCAGTAAAATTTCAATGCCAACGGACGCGACGCCCCTGGCTGTTGCAGGGTCAGTATCAGGTCCAGCCGTGCGGGCCAGATGATTTGTGCGCTGGCACCCAGATCGCTGACAATGCCGCCGTCACGCAGCCAGGCCAGCGACTCCAGTGCGTACTCTTCTGCCCTGAGGGCAACCTCCCGGCTGAGCACCTCCCTGTCCAGCAGCCACAGACGGGACCCCATGGGGTCAGCGCTGCCGGAATCACCCCACCAGCCCCGCCTGTCGCCGTCTTCATAGTCATCATCGTCACGCGCTACCCTGTCGCTGAAAAGGCTGAGAATAACCGCCGTGCGCAGATCGTCGCCGGTTGCCAGCATGCCGCCGGTGACTGACCAGTCCGCTCTCATCTCTGCCACATTCCAGGTATCCGCAATATCACTCACGATGCCGGTTCTCCCGTTTTTTCCGTATTAAGCGTGCTGTTCCCGCCCTGCACGTTTTTAATCTGATGGCTGTGATCGTTATATTTATCCCGGAGCGCTTTAACCGACACGCTGTTGGTGTCGCAGTTATCGATAACGTCGCCAGAGACATACAAAACCGGCGTATTGAGGCGCACGGAGTCCGTCGCGGTGGCGGTCAGTTTGCGGGCGTTGCTGACCGTGACGTCCTGACCTTTGGCTTCTACCTCGATCCCCTGCTCAGTCAGGCGCACAAAGAGCCCCCACTGGTTATACATCGCGGTCTCACCAGGATTTAGGCCACCCAGCCGGAACGTCTGGTGACTGGAGGCAATGACCACGGGATTTGACCGATCCCCACCCAGAAAACCCAGAATCACGTCTGTGCCCGCTGGCAGGCCCGAGGTAAAACCGAATTCTGCCATACGCGTGGCGCTGGCAGCCTCCAGCGGGGTCTGGTACTGCACCTTCTGCACGACGCCAGCGTCATCAAGCCCGGTAATGCGCCCTACGCCCAGCAGGCCCGCTATCCGCGTGGAAAGCTTACGGACGACATCGTTTAAGGTGTTCATCGGTTCATCTCCAGCAACTGCTGATAAAAAGCATAGGGCTGCACGGTAAAGGCGGCGGCAGGCATCAGGGAAAGCTGCGCATGAGTGCCTTCGCGGTTACGCAGATACGACACTTCTGCAAGCAGCCACTCCTCATTCTCAAGTCCGAACGCCGGTATATGGATGGGGACCAGCGTGTTGGGCTCCCACAGTCTGCCCGCGCTGTCACGCCAGCTGTCGACGGTAACGTTCAGCTGCTTTGAGCGTCCGTAACGACGGTTCATTTCCCAGTCGATACAGCGCTGTGAAAGCGCGAGCACCGTCATGGTCGATTCAACGATCACAATGCGCTTGCGGTAGCGCATGCTGGCGGCTTCCGGGTCGCGGGCCGTGGCCAGCGTGACCGCCCCGTAACTGGCGGACGGCGAGATTTCGGCAGTCGGCGTCATGCTCATGGAGACGCCAACATAGTCCGAAAAACGCTCATCCATTGAGGCGCGGAAATAGGCATCTTCAATATTAATCCCCTGTGCCACACCGCTGGCGGCCCGCCGGGTCCCGACGCGCGTGAGTAGCAGACTCCCGTCCGGCTGATCGAAATAGAGCAGCGCAGACCACCGGCTGATCCGGTCGATGATTTCCTGCGGAGACTCACCCCAGTTGAGAGTAAACTGCGGGACACGGACCAGATCCGACACGTCGGAATGCACGGTGATGCCGTAAGGCTGCGCGAGGCGCGTCGCTATCTGCAGGGCATCGGATTCGTTAATCACGTTGTTGGGCCATTCGGCGGAACAGTCCACCAGATCCTGACACCTGCTGCGCCCGGTCGCCCGGACCTCATGGCGCCGCCCTGAAATCATCGGGCTCCACTGATCAACGTAGCCGGTCATCACAAGGTCATCGCCCAGGCGTACCTCGCAGGGCTCCCCCTCTCTTACCAGCTGCTTTTCACTGCTGCCGGGGAAATAGTCCATCAGCCCGAGATCGAAATCAGAAGGAAGCCGCTCGATGCCACGCGTGACCCGCACGTCGTCCCAGCCCTGAATTTTCCGGCCTCCAACGCTTAAAATCAGTTCGTCTGTCATAAGGGTTTCCTTGCCCGGAACGAGAGAGGCATAAAGGCGGGATGGCGCACCCGGGTTTCCTGAATCAGTTCATCGCTTCGCCCCGCGTCCTGATAAAGCCGGTTAGCCAGCACCAGTGCAGGCAGTGAGGCGGGCGCGTTCACCTGCATCATGTCCGTCAGGCCGGTGCCTTTCTGCACCATAGCACTGACAAACGCCTGCCTCACCGAAAGCAGTGCGTTATAGCTGTCGTCATCACCCAGATCTCCTGCGCGGACGATGGCGGCATCGATCTGCGCGCAAACACGGTCTTTGAC